CACAACAGCATTAGCTGCATCACTTGACTTAGATTGGATTATTAATGGTTCAAATAACACAGTTACATCAAATATAAATATTGATGGTGCTACTAACTACATGGATATAGATGGTTCTGACAATACAGTAACTTATACAGGTACAGGTGTTAATGCATCAGCAGGTGGATATTTTTGGTTAGATCATACTGGCGGTTCAAGAACTTTTAATATCTCACAACTGAGTACACAAGATAATGACTGGCTCAAAATCATATCCGTTTCTGGTACTGCTGCTTCTACTGTTTGCGTTATCCAAAACGACCAAGGTACAAGCACAAGCTGCTAATATTGGCGATATATCTGAGCTAAACGGCTCGGCTCAAATAGTCAGAGACAAAACCTACAATGCTGATCTTGATTTTGCTATACAAAGTAATGATGAAGCGATAACAAAAGATGGCCGTATGGCTATTACCTTTTTAGATGATTCTGTAGTAAAACTAACAGAGTTTTCAGAACTGTTAATAGATGAATACATTTACGATCCTGATCCAAGCAAAGCAAAAATGGCACTTACCTTTGGACTTGGTACAGCCAGGTTTATTACAGGTAATCTAAATCGCATAGATAAACAAAATATAAAATTAAAAACACCTACTGCAAATATAGCAATACGTGGTACTGACTTTACCGCAACAGTTGATGAACTTGGTCGTAGTTTAATTATTCTCTTGCCTGACAAATATGGTTTATCAAGTGGTGAGATATTAGTAACTACAGGCATGGGAACAGTAACACTAAACAAACCTTACCAGGCAACTACTGTAAGCGTTTTTGAATCAACACCAACCAAACCAGTAGTATTAGATCTGACACTTGATGTTATAGATAATATGTTGATCGTAACACCACCTAAAGAAGAAGCAGTTATAGAAGAGGAAGCTACAACAACACAAACAGATAGCGTGTTAGATTTTAATGATCTTGATATAGATTATCTTGCAGAAGATTATTTAAAAGAAGATAGTTTAGAATTTACAGAACTTGATATAAATTACCTTGACGTAAACTACTTAGAAGATTTACTAAATGTGCTTGATGCACTAGCCGTTGCAGAAGAAGAGGATCAGTTAGCACAGGCTACTAGCACACAAATAGCTGGTACTTTGTTAGGTAAAGATCCAGATACACAAATAACTGCTTTAATTACTGGTAATGTGGTTAGTTTGCGAAGAGAGGTAAATGAAAGTGTAAGAGTAGATTTGGATGGCAGTAGCGCTTACACAGTTATTTTGATACAAGACGGAGTATCTAATATAATAAAAATAAATGGCGGAAGCGATAGTGTTATTACTATCACTCAAAGTGATTAAATGAACAAACTATTATTACCTTTACTTATAATACTTGCACTTCCTATAATCTTTGAAAGCACACCAACAGAAATACTAAAACTAAAAGTGTATGACACTTTTGTTCAAACCCCAGAAGAATCTGGCAATTTTGTAATACTAAACATAACAGAAGAAGATATAGAACGTGAGGGTGGCTGGCCCCTACCAAGACAAAGATTAGCACAAATACAAGTTGATCTTATTAACGAGGGTGCAATAGGCGTTGGCTGGGTGGTAAGTTTCCCCCAAGCTGATCGTATGGGTGGTGATGATATGTTTGCACAAACATTAGAATTTGCTCCGTCTGTATTGGCTATGTTTGAAGATGGTAAGGGTAACTATCCTAGTTCGCCTGGCACAGTTGTTTTAGGAGAAGATATTGGTGGTATAATTTCTTCGGGAGTAAAGGAAAACCTACCTCAACTATCTAAACACGCATTACAAGGTTTAGCCGTTGCTCCCACAGATATAGACCAGCTAGTTCGCAGAATACCTTTATTAGTAAAAACTCCAAATGATGAATGGTTGCCTAGTTTTGGCACACAGATATACAAAGCACTATTTGACGTAAAAACTTATATTATAAAAACTAATGATAATGGTATAGAAGAAATATCAATAAGAGGAATACCACCAGTCAAGACAGATAGCCTTGGTCGTAAATGGATAAGTTGGGTTGATACAAAACAAACCACACTAAAAGAAATGAGCGTTGCTAACAAGTTTGTATTTGTTGGCGTAACTGCCAACGGAGTGATGCCACAAATTGCAACTCCAGTTGGTTTGTTAGAGCCTCACAAAATCCAAGCTGCATTATCTGAATCAATCTTGATACAAAACTCTCCTTACATACCTGATTGGTCAAAAGCAGCCGAAATTTTGATTTTGGCGATTTTTGTGTCGCTGGTGTGGTTCACAATCAATTATTTCAATGTAGTTAAGGGTGCAAGTATAGTTGTAATTTTCTTGCTTACTACGGGCTTCTCAGGAGTTTTTAGCATCCAAAAGGGCATTTTATTAGATTTTTCATGGACTTTTGTATCACAAATCTTTACATCTACTATTGCTTTCTATTTAAACTACCAAAAACAATATAAATTACGCCAACAGATCAAAAAACAATTTGAACATTATCTTGATCCTAGACAAGTAAAACAATTACAAGATAATCCAGACTTGTTAAAACTTGGTGGCGAAAAAAAATATTGCACTTTTTTATTTACTGATGTCAGAGGATTTACAAATCTATCTGAAAAATTACCACCAGAACAGGTTACAGATATTATGAACAAAGTTTTGACAGAGCAGGTAACTTGCATACAAGCGCATGGTGGTATGGTTGATAAATTTATAGGTGATGCTTGTATGGCAATATTTAATGCACCGCTTGACATAGATAATCACGAAAAAAAAGCAATAGCTTGCGCACAAGACATGAGAACAGCTATAAAAAAATTACAAAAAACTTTACCAGAACCAGTTGCTATTGGTATAGGTGTAAATACTGGGTATGCAGTTGTAGGCAATATGGGATCTAATTCTAGGTTTGATTATTCTGCTATTGGCGACGCAGTAAATACAGCTGCAAGGTTAGAATCAGCTACCAAAGATGTAGGCGAAGATATACTCGTTGGCGAAAATACTGCAAAAAAATGTGATTTTAGGTTAAAATCACTACAACCTATAAAAGTAAAAGGCAAAAAGAACTATTTAAAAATATATACAGTTTGATGACTATTAAAAAAATGACAGTTAAAGATGTTGCTGAAAGACTTACAAAGTTAGAAACAATATCACACGAACGCTGGAAAACTGCTTTCAATGAGTTTTCAGAAATCAAAGAAGAAATCACTAGAATTAATTTAACTATAAAAACTGCAACATTTGGTGTGTTTGGATTTTTAGGCGCACTATCTATTGCAGTTGTAACATCAATGTTGGTCTAATATGAAAGGTTTATTGAAAAATATTGTAGGTGCTGTTGCGCCTACTATCGGTTCAGCTATGGGCGGTCCTTTAGGCAATATGGCTATGGGTAAAATAGCAGAGGTATTGGGAGTATCTAACGATCAAAAAACAATACAACAAGCAATACAAAATGCTACGCCAGAGCAAATGCTTGAACTAAAAAAAGCAGAACAAGAGTTTGAAGTACAAATGAAAGAACTTGATGTAGATGTATTTAAACTTGAAACACAAGACAAACAACACGCGCGAGGTATGTTTAGCAAGGATTGGACAGCTAGAATTATAGGATTATTTACCATAGGTGGATTTCTTGGATATATATTTTTAGTTACCTTACAACCACCAGAACAAAACAGCGAAGCACTTATTAATCTAGTTCTTGGTTATCTTGGAGGTTTGGCTAGTGCAATCATATCTTTTTATTTTGGTGCTTCACATACGCCTGACGATAAATGACAAATCCAGATGCTTTTGTTTACAAAGTAGCTTTAGAAAAAGTTATTGACGGAGATACTGTTCGTCTAAAAACTATTGATCTAGGCTTTTCTGTAAAACTGCACAACAAATCTGTACGTATTGCAGGTATTGACACACCAGAATCACGGATCAATACCAAAAGACAACCACACAGAACAAAAGAAAAAGAACTTGGCTTACTTGCTAAATCAAAATTAAAAGAATGGTTAGTTGGGGATATAACATTGAAATCTTATGGAACTGACAAATATGGTAGAGTGTTAGGAGATATATTTTGTGAACAAGGGAATGTTGCTGAATTACTTAAAGAACAAAATCTTGCCGTTGACTATGACGGCGGAACCAAAACAAAAGTCTGGGGGGAATAATATGGAAATTTCACAAGAGGGCATAGCCTTAATTAAAAAATTTGAGGGTTGTGAGTTAGAGGCTTACAAATGTGCAGCTGGCGTTTGGACTATAGGTTATGGTTCTACAAAAGGTGTAAAAGAAAACGATTCTATCAGCCAAGAAGATGCAGACAAACTGCTTATGGATGAATTAAAAGAATATGAAAGTTATGTAAATGATTTTGTAGAAGTAAATTTAGAACAAAATCAATTTGATTCTTTATGTTCATTTTGCTACAACTTAGGCCCACAATCTTTAAAATCTTCAACTTTATTAAAAGTTTTAAATGCTAAAGATTACGAGGGCGTACCTGCACAAATCAAAAGATGGAATAAAGCTGGTGGTAAGGTACTACAAGGTTTAGTAAGAAGAAGAGAAGCAGAATCACTATTGTTTACAGACGAAGATTGGAGTAAAGTGTAGCTATGAGTATAGGAATGTTACCACCAAACATCAAAGATATTAATTTACCACCAGTAAATTTACCACCAGTTGTCGTGCCGACAGTAGATCCTACAATGTCAAGTGGTTACAACTACGCAAGATCTATAGCTGGTGGATTGCCAATGGAACAAGTTATTGCACCAGGCGTAAGCTATTCTCCTGACCAACCAGGTGGCTTTACACAAGCACAACTTGGTCCAGTAATTACAGATATGCCAAACATTGTTACAGACGCACCGCCAGATATGCCATTTAGTGATGCAATACCACCTG